TCTAAAAATTTGTGTGCCATGGATGTGCCTTTAAGTTAGAAGTTATAAGTATAATTCATCGCTATCATTGTTTATTATTATCTCTCCGTCAACCACTTCTGCAAATCTTTCTCCGTCAATTCCTCGATAGTTCCGTAAGAAGTCGATAACAGGTGTGTCGGATTCAGGGAAAGGGTATTTAGTTTTTTTTCTATCATAAAATTTTCTAACGGAGGATATAGGAGTATTAGTTGCGGTCTTTTGAATGATATATTTCTGCCACCCGGCCAATGAGTTTTCCACTAGTTCAAAGAATCTGTCGGTGCGATAAGGGTTTATTTTCCCATAGTCTAATTTAGTTCCTCTATTCAATATGTATCTTCCTGTCTGGAGTAATATGTCGCTTTCTGAAGAGGATAATCTACATATAAGATCATTTATCTCTCCGGGAGTAAACACCTTCAATAAGGATCTGTCCGTAACCTTAACTACTGAGAACCTTCTATCGTCTGACTCTATGTAGAGATCGGAAGCCCCATTAGCTGAGATATAGAAGGAGTTATGATTTTTCATCTTAACTCCACCATCTACGCCTTTAACTTCTAAGGATAGCTCATCATTAAAATATAGCTTCAAATGGTTAACTCTTTTCTTAGTTATTTTTAACTCGTCGAACTCCATGAGTCGGGTGTCCATAAAGTCAGAGTTGAAATTGGTGTCTAACATATTAACTCGTGCCTTCTTATAGTTAGATGTACCCACTAAACTTTTTAATAGTGTGCCGAATATCCCTTTCCCTACACCTTTAGCACCATTCAATACTAGGGCAACCTCCATGCGAGAAGTCAGCATGTAGTACATCCAATCTAAAACATAATTTAAGGAGTCGGGATCTATAAAGAGGTGGCCGAAGAACTTTTGAATTTCTTCAGGAAGATCTTCGACCACCTCGCCCCCTGGGTTTGGAAAAGGCACTAACCGCATCCAAGGAGATTTCTTATAAGTATTTATCTGTTTAAACTCAGCTCCGTCAACAATAATGTCAGAAGAGTTTTCTCCGAAAGGTAGGTACTTCATAACGGCGTAGATTTTAGATGAGTGCACTGACTTTTTAACTTCCTTACTTAAGGAGTCAAACCAACACTTATACTCTATTTCTGATACCGTCCCACTCTCTGTTAGCAGGAAGCTGCTCCCTGTTTTAACCTCTACTGCAGGGATTAGAGGCGGGAAAGGTGGAGACATTATCGGAGTCCCTGACTCAACGAAATGCTCAGTAGACCTATACTTGTTAACATCTGATTTTAATATATTGAATAAGGCATAGGCATCTATCCTAGCTATTTTAAATACGGATTCGTCACTCAATTCCTCTCTTAAACTAGCTGAGAATTCCTCAATATTCCTTTTAATCCCTTTGTAATTAGCAGAGGTCTTATTGAACTTTATCTCGTCAGGGTCGTAGATTTCGAAGATTTCTTTTAATACTTGTTCCATGGTTTTGCCTTTTTAAATAGGGAAGAAATAACTACACACCCCTGAATGTTGATGGTCAATGCATAAAGCATCATCCGCCAGGTCAACCTCAACCAACTCCTTATCTTTGCCCAATCTCCTTAAATGTCCGACGATCTTATTTCGATCATAGTTCTCTCCTCCTATCTCAATGATATCGGGGTTTTCTGGGTTGTAGTCTTGAACCATTTGTAGAAATAAATTAGTGCTTATTTTCATAAAGTCTCCAAATTTGACGGTAAAAAATCTATTCTATAGTATAGGGTATTGCAGATAAAAAAATAAGGTACACCAAAGACGGAAAAAGAATCATTAATTCCAGAGCAAAAGGTGCGGATTTCGAAAGAGAGATCGCTAAACTTTTGTCCTCCAGAGGCTTTAAGGCCAGGAGAGGGAATCAGTTCAACGGCATGTGGGATGCTGATGTTGAGTGCGATAGCTTTCCTTATCACATCGAGTGTAAGAAGGTTCAGAGTCTTAACCTTTTCAAGGCGTACGCCCAGTCTGAAAAGGATTCTAAGGGGGAGAAACCCCCGATAGTAATTCACGCTAAGAACCGAACTAAAACTATGGTAACAATTGAAATTCATGACTTCCTCAATTTAGTCCAATGGGGAGTCGGACATTTAGACTCTATGAACACACTGGAATTAGAGGAGTATGAAGGGGACGATTTATTATGAACCGCCAAGTGCTTAAAGATTACTCTATCGATCTCCCTAAGGATTCTAGATACCAGGATAAGTATTGTGGGATGCTTGTTAACCACAGACAGTGTGGGAAATCTCTCGCCTCCTTTGGCAAGGTCGTAGGAGTTGGGTATCCAACAATCAAAAAATGGATTGAAGAATACCCTGATTTCGCTGAGGCATCTGAGGTTTCTGAGGTCGTAGCTCTTGACCACTGGGAAGAGATTGCCATGGACCAAGCGAAAGGGGATATTAAAGGCAGTAGTACGACTCTCGCAATGATGATGAAAAACAACTTCTCTGAACACTACAAAGATAAAGCTGAGGTCGAAGTAACTGGCGGAGTTATCTTTCAAATCGATACTGGAATCCCTATGATTGATGCCCCTGAGGAAGTTGATTACATTGAGGTATTGGATGATGAAGACCTCCTATAAAAGCTCTTGATCTTCTAAATGATGAAGAACAAGGGCCCTTGTATACGAATTGAATACATTCTGAAGATCAACAACCATCTGATTAAGTCTCTCCTCTGGAATGTTATCTATAAAACCCTCTAAGGTGTATTGATCCTTCTCACTTAGAAGGTCGAATACCCCGATATGGCCATCAGAAATCAGGAATAGGATAATGGTGTGGACTAGTGAGGGAGTTCTAACATTCTTAATCCACGCTACATAAGTACTCTTGTCTACATGCACCTTATCAATGATGTCATCGATCCTAAGACCCGTCTCGTCACAGTAGTCTCTAATACTCATAGTTTCCATCAACAAAAAATCTCATCAGAATTATTCCATCCGACTACTCTACCTTTACCTGCCTTCATGACCTGCGTGGCACTTTTGCCTTGAAACTTATTAGCTATCGCTCTTCTAGCTCTTCCTTCCTGGCGGTTTAGGGCCTCGCAAGTTCTGCACTTACTGGAGAGGCCGTCCCTCTGCTTCTTATTCTTATTGAATTTTAGGAGGCTAAGGGTTTCTTTGCACCTACCCCTGCATTGCTTTTCCATAATTAAATCCAAAGGGAGGTTTCTCCTCTCCCAACATTAACAATTCTAATACCTTTTTCCATGAAGTCAGCAGTGCGGTGGGTGTGTCCGAAAATAATTGTGGTGCAATTATTTAATTTACACAGCCTGACACATTCATCAATCACCCTCTGAGGTGGTCGTTTCTCTTTGCTCTCCTTAAACTTGCCATTCTTAAAAGCTATACTTTGGAGTTTCCACCAACCTTTGCCTGGCCGCTTATTCTCCCACTCTCTGCACTTCTTCCCAGACCAATAGAGTCTATGCCCGTGAACTATTAGTATTCGAGTATAATTGAATGTTTTAACTATTTCATACACCCCAACATAGTCACGCTCCACTCTCACACCATGGTTAGAGGCAACATAGACGGTATTAGTTATCTTACACATATTAAGGAATTTCTTAAACTCCTCTTTATATTGGTTAACCTTTTTGTAGGGGATGTTCTTAAACTCGAAGTTATCGCCGCAGTGAATTACATCTTCACCAAACTTAAACTCCCCTTTCCATTCGTGCTGGCCTGGGGAAGTCTTATGGCAATCTGAATATATATTCAATCGTTTTAGCCCGTTCATCATTTACCTCCTACACATCTAACACTCATTATTAAATTTTCTGCTTCTAGTATTCTGAAATTGGTGAATAAGATGTTCACTCCTGTTAAGAGTACTAGTAGAATAGTTATCGCTCCTAGTTGTTCGTCCTTCATCACTTCCCCTTGGTTGCTGTAGCTATTCGCATTCTGTTAATAAGAGTTTCGTTAATAACCAACTCATTATCGGTTAGTGATTTAAGTTCTCCTGAGACAATCTCATTATCTACATCT